ATATGACACAAAATATGACACAATATAACCCTAATTTTAAATTATTAATTTCATTATTTAATGTAATCAAATATTCGAATGACACAGATATTAAAATAAGTAATTTGGTAAAACATTTAATGCGTGATTTTAATTTTACAAATAAAGAATTTAATAGTCTAGAATATATTTTAATGATAATTGTTTCATATGGTAAATATTCTGATAAATATATTTGTGATTTAATCACAGATGTATGGGAATATTTTCAAAAAAATAGCCCAACATATAAATTGGTTGGTAAAGAACCATTATTATGTGATAATAATACATTATATATGTATTTAGCACAATATGGTCATTTTGATAGTATTATTAAATGGAGAGAATTGAGCGAACATAAAATACTACCAAATAAAAATGAACCATGTAAAGATATTCATAATATTATTTCAAAATATTTAGAAAAAAATCCAGACAAAATAAATAAATTTGGCGAATTTATTAAAAAATTATCAAAATACAAAATTCCGAATAAACCAGATAATCAGACAGATAATCAGAATAAACCGGATAATCAGAATAAATCGGATAATCAGACAGATAATCAGACAGATAATCAGAATAAACCGGATAATTCATTATTAGAAAGTATTATTGAATATAAAGAAAGAAAAATTATATTTGATGATAATATGTATATTTCTAAACCAGAGAAAGTTATGATAACTAGTAAACCAGAATTGGAAATAATTAAAGAAGAATTAGAATATGAAATTATTGAATTTCAGAATGTTAAAAAAGAAAATAATAATGATACAGAATGGGAATTAGTTGATGTAGTTGATTTACTTGAAGAAATCGACGAATCAGATTTAAATATGCTTGAAATGGAAATAAAAGAATTATAAATTATTTATTTAGATAATTATATTAATGATTTGTATTAGATGATTTTTCATATAAATTTATTTAGATAATTAAATTTATTTTTTTGTATTAAAGGATTTTTGTAACAATTAATAACATACATTGATTTTGGTAATTCTGGTAATGAAGACAATAGATTATTATTTATTTTGAGTTCTTGTAAGTTTTGTGTATTTGTAAAATATGGTAAAGAAATTAATTTATTAAAATGACAGTGTATTTTTACTATATGATGTGGTAATTTTGGTAATCTAGTTAAATTATTGTTATCACAAAATAGAAATAATAATGATGTTGGTAATTCAGGCAGTGAAGATAGTTGATTATGCGAACAAACAATTGTGTCAATAAAATTGGGAATATTAGGTAATGAAAATAATTTATTGTTATCACAGTAAATAAATCGTAAATTTGTAGGAAGTTCTGGTAATGAATTTAATTGATTATTATTAATTTGAATTTCTCGAATTGAAGATGGAAGTTTAGGTAATGTTTTTAAATTATTATAGGAACAATTAATAAATTCCATATTTTCAGGAAGTTGTGGTAATGAAGTTAATTGATTATTCCCACACCATAAATATTTGAGTGTTATTGGTAATTGTGGTAATGAAGTTAATTTATTATTACGACAATAAAGTCTTTGAAGTGATTTTGGAAGTTCAGGTAATACATTTAATTGATTATTTTCACAATTTAATAATTCAACATTGTTATAATTTGGAATTTCATTGAATGTATTAAAATAGGTTTGTCTTTTTTCACTTTTTATATTATATTTAATTCCAATTTTCATATTTTTAGTCATTGTTTTAATCAAAAAATATTTAAAAAAATATTTAAATCAATTTTTTTGAAGTGGATTGTTCTAGATAAAAATTAAAACATAAATTTATATAAATATTTTTTAATTTTAATACTAAAAACTAGGCAAACTGTGGGAATGTATGATAATAGATCTAATTTATTATTTTCACAACAAAGTTTTTGTAGTGAATTGGGAAGTTCAGGTAATGATATAATAATATAATATATATTAAAATGGTTAAAAATTATGTAAATCTAAACTATAAAAAATTGAATTAAATTATGAATTCAATCATAAATAACATTACAAACATTTAAAAAATATTAATGGATATTTTGAAAAAAGCTAAAATATCTTCAACAAGTGGAAGAATAGCTATAGTAAATGCTGATAAATGTAAACCAAATAAATGTCAACAGGAATGTAAAAAATCGTGTCCAGTTAATGCGAATCAACAAATATGTATTGAAGTAAAAAAAACTGATAAACAAGCGTATATTTCAGAAACATTATGTATTGGATGTGGGATATGTGTTAATAAATGTCCATTCAAAGCGATTAAAATTGTTAAATTACCGAGTGAAAACAAAACAAAATTACATCAATATGGAGAAAATACATTTAGATTATATCAATTACCAATTTTAAAATAAGGTAAAGTAATTGGATTGCTTGGGTCAAATGGGATTGGTAAATCAACAATTGTAAAAATTTATGCTGATGAAATTATTCCGAATTTTGGTAATTTTGATTTAGATAATGATCCGACAATTCCACAAACACAAAAAAAGAAACATATAACGATAAAATATCAAGATAATGAAGAAAAGAAAGTATTAGAATATTTTAAAGGAACCGAAACTTATAATTTTTTCAAAGATTTATACCAGAAAAAAATAAAAGTTGCTATTAAAAAACAATCATTAAAAGAAGAACCATCACAAAAAGTATTAGATTCAATTCATTCATTATTGTTATCAAGTGATAATCAAGAAATTTATTATGAATTAGATATTGAACCATTATTGAAAATCCCATATGATAAATTATCAGGAGGTCAAAAGCAAAGATTAATGATTTTCTTAACAATGATTCAAAATGTTGATTTGTATATTTTTGATGAACCAACTAATTATTTGGATATAACACAAAGATTAAAAATTGGTAAATTAATTCGAAAATTTGCTGAAAAAGATAAAATGGTTTTAGTTGTTGATCATGATATTACAATAATGGATTATATTGCTGATGTCATTCATATTCTTTATGGAGTTGCTGGAGCATATGGAATTGTATCAAGTCCAATTAGTTGTGCTGAAGCAATTAATCAATTTTTTGAGGGTTATTTATCAAATGACAATGTTCGATTTAGACAGGAAAGTTATTCATATCAATTAAATTTAGATGTTAATAGTTTAGAGGATGAAAAGAAGGATGATAATAAAGATGATGATAATAATATAAATGAGGGTATTATTAAACAAATTAAAATAATTTCATATCCGGATATTGAGATTAAATTTCCAGAATCGAAATTTACCCTAAATGTTCCATCTGGTAGTTTTTCCGAATCATCATCTGTAAATATTATATTGGGTGAAAATGATTCTGGAAAAACAACTTTTCTCAAATGGTTATCTACAAATCAAAATGAAATTATTTCAATTAAACCACAATATCCAGAAGAAATGTTTAATAATCCAAAATATCAAGATTTAACAACACAAGAATTAATATCTGAATTAATTCCACAAACATATGGTGATATGAATTTTCAAACAAATGTTATTCGTGCTTTAGATATATCAGGATTTGATAGTACTTTACTTAGAGATTTATCAGGTGGTGAATTACAAAAATTAGCATTAATTATTACACTTGGAAAAAATGCTAAATATTACCTTTTTGACGAACCTTCCGCATCATTAGATATTGAAGAAAGAGTTAAAGTAATTAAAGTAATCAAACGTTTTCTTGTTCATAATCAGAAAATAGGTTTTATTGTTGAACATGATATTGCGATGGCTTTTAGTTTGATTAAGGATGTTGAATCACATGTAATTGTTTTTCAAATTGAGAATAATCTAGATGAACACGAAATAAAAGCATCATCCAGTCTTCCATTAAATGGAATTGATGGATTACAAATGTTCCTAAAAACGGCAAATATCACATTTCGAATGGGATTATATTCTAAATTTAAACGATATAGAATTAATCGATTAGGTTCAAGTAAAGATATTGAACAAAAACGTGAAGGAAAATATATTGTTTAATGCTTTTTAGAAAAACACGTTTTAGAAAAAAGTGTAGGCAAAAATCACTTTTCAGTTGCCTCTGGCATGCTTTTTAGAAAAAAGCATTGGCAAAAATCACTTTTCAGTTGCCTCTGGCACTGAATTATTTTTTAGGATTATTTTTTTAGGATTATTCTAGATGTAATTTTTTAGGTAAATTTTAAATATATCTAGAAATACTTTTTAGAATTTTTTGATTATACTTTTTTCTAAAAAGTATTTCTAGATGTTTTAAGAATTTTTCTAAATAGATTTTTTAATTATTTTAATTTGATAGTATTTTTATTAAATTGTATTTCGTGGGGATAATTTTATAGTTGTCTTCGAGATGCTTTTTAGAAAAAAGCATTGGCAAAAATCACTTTTCAGTTGCCTCTGGCACTGAATTATTTTTTAGGATTATTTTTTAGGATTATTCTAGATGTAATTTTTAAAAACATCTAGAAATACTTTTTAGAATTTTTTGATTATACTTTTTTCTAAAAAGTGTTTCTAGATGTTTTAAGAATTTTTTTATTATATTTTTTAATTTGATTATTTTAATTTGATTATTTTAATTGAATTGTATTTTGTGGGGATAATTTTATAGTTGCCTCCGGCACTTGAATCCCACCCACTGGTACCGAAGGGAATAAATATTTTAGAATGTGAATATAAAACATATAGTATTTTGATTATAATTATATAAAGGATATGTAAAGTAATCATGAATAAAGTAATGGTATAATTTTTTCTATATATAATACATTTCATTTATATTATTATAATTCACATTTAATAATTATAATATAAATTATTATTCATTTCTAACCTCATTACAATAATTTTATTCCCTTCGGTTCCGGTGGGATACTTGTGTAAATCATTTTTGCCAATGCTTTTTAGAAAAAAGCATACCATAGGCAACTGTAAAATTATCCCCACAAAATACACTTCAAATAAAAAAATCAAATAAAACATATTTTTAAAACATCTAGAAATACTTTTTAGAATACAATTAAAAAAATAAAAATAAATAAAAAGTATTTCTAGATGTTTTAAAAAATTACATCTAGAATAATCCTAAAAAACAATTCTATAAAATAATTCTATAAAATAATTCTAGTGCCAGAGGCAACTGTTAAGTGATTTTTGCCAACACTTTTTCCTAAAAAGTGTTAGTATAAAAAAAGCCGGAGATAATATAATTGCTCGAATACCATATTTATTCTAGAACTCAATTATCTCCAAATCTGCTCTCTCACAAGCAAATTAAATATATATTAGTTATTTTGGAATCAATTTTTTGAATTAATCTTAGGTAAAATAGGATAAAAAAAAATTGATTCTTAAAATATGTTCTAGATATAAATACGTAAAATAACATATACTAAATGGATACACAAATCGATAAATATCAATTCACAAATAAATATAATAATGGTAATAAAAATCATGATCCATTAAAATTTCACTTATTATTAGGTAAAAAAATACCCACAATTCTATTTACGGTTGAAGAATTAAACGTACTTGAAAATATTTATGAAAATTATGTAAATAATAGAAATAATAAAACAGATAGTAATAAAGATTTGAATTTACATAGAACTACATATGATTGTCTAAAAAATACTTATTCTAATAATTTTAATTTATTACCATGGATTTTATTTAATAATTTAATAAATTACACTGATTATTACCCACTTGAATTTTATAGAGATATACTTGAAAAAATATATAATCCATGTAATATTGGATCAATTCTTTTAGCACATCCATTGAATAGTAATCCAAAATTTATTGATGTATTAACCAATTTAATTATAAATAGATTTATACAATTTCCAAATATTTATAAAATTCCAAAAAATCCAAATGATTGTAAAAATAATGATGGATACGTTTTGATTGAAAACAGTTGTGATAAGATAAAGCAATTATTTTATGAATATATTGCGCTAGATAGTAATACAAATAAAGATTTTGGAATTTTGATTAAAAACTTTAATTTAATTAAATCTAAAAATTGGTCTTTACCTTCATTTAGTTATATTAATTTGATATTTCTTGAACAAAAACATCGAGATCTTAAAGTAAATTATCAAAAAATTTTCGAGGAATATCCATTACCAAAATCAGAATTCGTTGAGAAATTAATAGCGACAAAATCATTTAAGGAACTTTCAGATAATTTAAAAATAAAAACATCTGAAAAACGTATATTTAGAAGTCCGATACAAACATGGAAATCACTCAAAGAATTTTCATACAATTATTTAGATGATAAATTCCCTTTTGTTAATTCATTAGATGATAAATATGGATTCTTATATATTGCTGGTGGTTCAGTTATTAATAATTTAGCTGGTATTGAATCTGCTAATAGTGATATTGATATATTTATTCATACACAATTTGACCAACCTGATGGTTCATTTAAAAAATCATTAATCAAATTATTGGAATATTTTAGGGATAAGTCTCTAGAATTAAATGATACTATGATATTCATTCCGAGAAAATCAATTATTGAATGTGTTTCTTTGAAATATGGTGTTCATTTTCAAATAATTATTGTTAATACACATAACCATCTAGAAAATGTTAATTCATTTGATTATGATTATGATCAGGCTGTAATTCGTCATCCTAATAGTGTGGAAATTTCACATAATTGTTTATTTTCAATTATGACTAGAAGAAGTTATAATTATACAATTCCAGAAAAACAAACAATTGCGTCCAAAGCACGAATTGTTAAATCATGTTTGAAAGGATTTACACCTTTTACACATAAAATGACACTTCAATTATTTGAATCATATGCTTCAGACCCACAAGTAATCGCACATTTAAATAAAGGATTGAAATTACATACATTTCCATTAAATTATGATACATTATTTGAAAAAGTTGATAATAATAAATTATATAATAGTTTTTATAAAAAATATCATCTATACAGTTCTAGACCAATGAAATTAAAAATTAATGATAATTTAACACCAACACAAAATTTTTATAGAAAACCACTTTTTGATATAGAAGGATGGATTAGTGAATGTTATGATAATAATCTTCTTAGGGGATTCAATGTAGATTGTTTCTCTAGAAACTATGATTATAACAATAACAAAAATATTCAAAATGATAATCAAAATATTAAAATGTATGCTAATGATATTGATATCAAAGGATTATTTAATAATTTATTAGAAAATGTAGGAAAATCATATTCATTTTCATCATATTTATTTCATAAAGAATCTGAATCAAATAAATTATATTTAAATAATATTAAATTTAGAGTAATTATTAATACTGATACTACTGAATATTGTTTAATGAAAAGTTGTTTTGATCCAAAGAGTAATAAAACAGATTATCGAATTTTACTTAGCCCAATTAATCAATATGATTTTAATAAATTTGAACAATTCAATACTGCTTTGGTTGAACATATGAAACCCAGATTTAATGATAAAAATATTCATTCTTATTCACAAACTAAAAATTTAAAAAATCAATTCACAATTTCAGAAGAAGATTATCTATATCTCATAAATAATAAAAATAATACAGATGAAAAAAATAAACAAACTAAATTTGAATGTGAAATTTCATTAGATAAAATTATATCAATGAATCATCATAATAATGTTTATATTAAATATCGCCTTTCATTACATAATAAACTTTACCCGGTTGAAAACCATTGAAACTCGTAGATGAAGCACGTGTATAAGCACCAAAATTTTCAATAAATACCCAATCACCAACAGCCAATTCAGGCAACATTGCTTCTTCAGTAATTTTATCAAAACTATCACATGTGGGACCAAATACAACCGATTTATATAACTTATTTTCATCTCGTTCATTAAAGGGAACAATTTTAGGTTTAGCATAATCAAATACAGTCGCACTAAAACTTCCATATACTCCTTCATTAATTGTATATTGAAATAATGGATTACCGTCAGAATCTTTTCTTTTTTTAATACCAATAATATTACATACTAATATATGAGATTGTGTACAAAAGAATCTCCCCGGTTCAGCGATAATTTGAAATTTTGTTTTATCATCATCAAAACATTCATCAATATAATCTTGGAATGATTCATATAATGAATTTCTAATTTCTGAAGCAATTTCAGAAAATGAAATTCCATGTTCCCAATCATAGCCCGGAAAACCACCTCCAATATCTAATAGATGTAGATTCATATTATATTTATCACGGGCAATATTAAATATTTTCCGAGCATCAGCAATTGCTTTTTTGAAATATCCATTACTAGTACAATTACTACCAACATGAAAACTTACACCAACTAAATTTAAATCTAGAACTTTAATTAATCCTAGGATATTTTCAACTTCATTAACATCATAACCAAATTTTGAACTAAATTTACAACGTGAAGAACTATCATCAACCTTAATTCTGAGAATTATTTCAGCCTTTGGATGATTCAATTTAATTTTATATAATTCACAATCAGAATCAAATGTCATTAAATCTACATCTCGAGATCTCGCAAATTGAATATGTGTAATTTCTTTACATGGATTCGCATAAATCAAATTGTCAGAACTTGTGTGTTGTAAAGCTTCAATAATTTCAGTTCGACTCGCACAATCAAATCCACATCCTAAATCAGAAAGTAATTTCATAATCATTTGGTCTGGATTTGACTTTATCGCATAATATGGACGAATCATTGGTAATTCTTTTTTCCATAAATTATATTGATTAATAATCTTTTTTAAATCTACAATATAAAAATGGTCATTAATTGCTTGTTTTTTTAATAAATCTGAAATAATCCCATATGTATCATATTCTGAACTAAATCTATAAATCTTTGGATATTTCTCTTCTGATTCAGTAATAAAATTATATCCTGAAAAATCTATAGGTGGTTGGGTTTGTAATTCTTCATCAGTCATCTTTATTATGTTGTTATTTTTTTATTATTTGTTTTTATTATTTGTTAAATTAAATCAATTTTATTTTTTCTTTTTTAAATTTTTCCTTTTTAAATTTTTCTTTTTTAGGTTTTCCTTTTTTTATAGTTTTTTATAAAATTACAATTCTAGATATATATTATTTTTTTTTATTGTTTATGATGTTAATTTTATTATTAATTTATAGTATCAAATATAAAAGATAATAGTTAAAAGATTATTATAAAAATTGAATCAAATAAATCAAACGAATCAAACGAATCAAACGAATCAAACGAATCAAATGAATCAAACGAATCAAACGAATCAAACGAATCAAATGAATCAAACGAATCAAACGAATCAAAAAAAAGACAATATAACAATTTTTATTTTCCATCGTGATTTGCGAGTATATGATAATTTAGCTTTAATTGAAGCATTAAACACATCAAAAATAGTTTATCCAATATTTATTTTTACACCACAACAAGTTTCATCACAAAATAAATTTAAGTCTGATACATCAGTTAAATTTATGATAGATTCATTAAAAGATTTAAAAGATGAACTTAAACAAATTACATTTTATTATGGAGATACAACAAATATAATTTCATCATTAATTTCAAATAAAAATAATTTATCAGTATCACAAGTTATATGGAGTCGTGATTTTACACCATTCGCCATTCAGAGAGATACAGAATTAAAAAAAATGTTAGAATCTAAAAATATTTTAGTCAAAGAAATAGATAATATTAGTTTACAACCTCTTGAAAAAACACTTAAAATTGATAAAACACCTTATAAAGTATTTACTCCATTTTATAATAATGCTAAAAAAATACCAGTTGATAAACCTATTCCGATTAGTAAAATACAAATGAAACAATTTAAATCAATATCTACAAATGATGAAATTACACTTCAAGAAATGGAAAACAAATTTGTTAAAAATCCTGCACCTGAACAATTAATATTCGGAGGACGAAAAGAAGGATTAAAAAATCTTAATAATATTAACAATTTCACGAAATATAATCAAGAACGCAATTTTCCAGCAATACCAACCACATATTTATCACCACATCTTAAATTTGGAACTATATCAATACGTGAAACTTATTGGAAAATATATCAAAAACTTGGAACAAATAATGATCTTTTAAAACAATTATATTGGCGTGATTTTTATATGTCATGTATATATTATTTTCCCGATAAAACATACAGTAAATCAATAACACGTCCAGAAATGAATAATATAAAATGGTCATATTCAAACACTTTTCTTCAATCATGGAAAGATGGGAAAACTGGATTTCCTTTAGTTGATGCTGGAATGAGAGAACTTAATCATACAGGATTTATTCATAATCGTGTTAGAATGGTTGTTGCGACATTTTTAATATACAATTTACATTTACATTGGAAATATGGAGAAGAATATTTTAGTCAAAAACTTATTGATATTGATGTATCTCAAAATCAAGGGAATTGGAGATGGGTTGCGGGTATTGAATCATATTCAAACGATTATTATAAAGCAATGTCAATCGCGAGTCAAACTGAAAAATTTGATTCAAACGGAATTTATATTAAAAAATGGGTTCCAGAATTAAAAGATGTTAAATCCGAAGATTTATGTAATTGGGAAGAAAAATATAAGTTATATGATTTAAAATCCCTTGGATATCCCGAACCAATTGTTAATAGTAAGGAAACAAGAAAAAAAATGATTGAAAACATGAAACATGCTATTCTTTCAAGATAATCTATTTATGAAGTATTATCATTTGTTTGTTCTTCCATTGGTTCTTCCGTTGATCCTTCATTTAGTAAATCTCTAAATTCTCTAAATTTGTTTCGAAGCCTTTCAAAATCAAGACATGTATCCTTATCACCATATGGAGGATTCGTTAATATAATATCAAATTTATAACGTTCATAATTATCATTTGTTTGTTCTTCCTTTGGTTCTTCCTTTGGTTCTTCCTTTGGTGGTTTAGGATAATTTACATTGTTAATTGTGATTGCTTTATCAATGTATTTTTGTTTAATATCATAAGATTCATCTTTCCATTTATGAGCAACAATGAGATATTTTTCAAGTTTTGGATTTGAAACATTTTGATTTTCTAAAGTGATTTTATCCATATAATCATTACAATACAAGTTAAAACCTGTCAAAACTTTTGGTTTCGGTTCTTCCTTAACTTGTTTCGGTTCTTCCTTAACTTGTTTAATATATTTTCCATTATTAATTGAGATTGCTTTATCAATGTATTTTTTTCGGATATTATGAGTTTCATTTCTCCATTTACGACCAATAATTTGATATTTTTCAACTCCTAAATTTGAAATATTTGGATTTTCTAAAACGATTTTATCCACATAATCATTACAATACAAATTAAAACCTGATACACGTCTATTGTGTTTGGGTTCTTCATTTACTTGTTTGGGTTCTTCCTTTACTTGTTTGGGTTCTTCCTTTACTTGTTTAGGTTCTTCATTTACTTGTTTGGGTTCTTCTGGAATTGTGTTTAATTTATTTTTAGTTTTATGAGGTTTTGGTAAATAATCTTTGTATGTTTTACCTTCATAATTTATTAATGTTTTATTAATTGGTAATGATTCAAGATAGTTTAGGATTTCATTTGTAGAAGTTCCTTCCTTGATACCAATAGCACACCAATGTAAAAGACTGTTACCATTATAATTATATTGATAATTTACGGGTTCAATATTTTTTGTTAAATGGGTAAACAAAGCACCACGAGAAATGAGGTCTTTGATGAGTTCAATTGATTTTGAATGACGAACAAGAAATGATAAACATGTATCTCCATATTGTGTTTGTAAATGAATGTTTGCCCCCGATTCAATTAATGTTTTAACATATTGTAAATTAAAAGATATATTAACATTTTTAGAAGCCATAATTAGAGGACTCCAACCGTTGGCATCTTGAGCATCAATATTAATATGATTACAATCAACACATTTTTTTGGGATGATTGTTTTTAATTCTTTAATTTCTTTAGAATTGTTTTCATTCTCATATTTTAGTTTATCACGTTCAGAAGTCATATATTTAAGATTTGTTTCAAGTTGTTGAATACGTTTTTCCATTGTATTAATTACATTTGTTTGTAATTTAGCTAAATGTGATTCTAAAAATTGAATATTATTATTTGTGTGATCTTCCATTTTATAAATTGTTTTACGTAATTATTATTATATAAAAAAATCAAATCAATTTTTTTTTAATAGCTATCAATCAAAAAACAATTAATAGAATAAAATTAATAGAATAATTACATAAACCATGTAATACCATCTTCATACATAAAATCCTCAGGGTGCCTTGGTTGATTAATTAATGCTAAACCTTCATCGAAAGTCATTAGTTTAAGACGTTTATCTGTATGTTTAAGATTTATGAAATGTTGATAATTATTACTAATATCAATACCACTACTTCCATCATACATATGGACGAACCATTTTTTATTAGTGTTTTTAATATTTAGAAAACAAGATAAACGCATTGTCCAACCCATACCACAATAACGTTTTAAACAAATTAAAATTTTAGATTTAAATGAATATTCTAGAGTATCATCAATAGTTAAATTTGTTTTATCTTGTATATAAGAATAACTACCTAAATATTCTTGTTGAACTAAATTAAGTTCGACTTGACGTCGTTTTATAATTTGATTATAAAATTGTTGTGAAATGATTGATTTTTGTAAGCATTCTTCAATTGATTTATGTGAATATGAAATTAATGTATTAGCATATCGTTTAATAAAATCATCATTACATAATGAAAGATAATATGCGATTTCAATAGGATATTTTTGTCCAGTAATATTTTCAAAAAATATCATAAAATCATTAAAAACTTGTGGTGATGCTTCAATATCTGTAGTTTTTTTATTTAATGGTAATCCATAGTATTCCATAAAATCACGTTTTTTATTTTCTTTGAGATTGTTAAGGTTATCTCTGTGTTTTTTAATTGTAGTAATTTGGTCATATTGGTCAATATTAGAATTATTATCTATAAAATGTAAATAAATACTATCATTAATACATAATCGTTTTCCAAATGGTCCCAAATCTTCAATTTGTTTTCTTTTTTCTGGATCATTTAAAGTGTTTAAAACAACTTTTTGAGATAAATCTTTTAGAGACATATTATTTTGTGTTGTAATATAATTCAATTTGTGTAATATATTTTTTAAAATAGTATTTGTAATTTCTATCTATTTTGAATCAATTTTTTATAGGAAAATTGAACACAACAATAACTTATAATCAGAAACAATTATCTATGGAGAAAATACCTGTATTTGATAGTTTTGACATCAAAAAATATCCACATTGTATTAATTTAAGAAATTATTATGTTGATTATGAGATTGTTAGGAATCAAAAAGAATTTATGAATGGTTCAAATCAACATATTTATTTTGGAAGATGTTTTAAAACTGGAGAAAAAGTGGTAATAAAATTTATTAAACCACATTATAAAATCGCATTAAGTCTAGAATTACATAAAAGTAAGATAAAACATTCGAAGATTGCCGATTTGAAAAATTATTATTTAAATTATTTAAAAATTCCATATGATTATAATAGTGAAGCAAAATATTGGTTAATTTCAGTTCAAGAATTCATTGAAGGTCATGATCTTTTTAGTGAATTGTTTAGTAAAAATACGGCAAATTCAATATCTAAAAGTTCATATCTAGAACGTGAATTATTTCTTAAATATGTAAGTAAAGAACTGATTTCAATTATTAAAGATCTTGATAAAATTGGTTTAATACATTCAGATATTAAATGTGAAAATATCATTTACACACCTGAAACCAAAAAGATTACATTAATTGATACAGATTATTTAGGAGAAGTTGGTAATATCCGAATTTGTGGAACTTATGAATATTTTTCATGGGAAATCGTTCAAAATGGGCTTAATAAGGCACGTAAAGAATATGAAATAACCGAATATAAATTAACTGGAACAAGTGATTTATGGGCGGTTGGTGTATTAATTTATCTAGGAATTATACATAGATTTCCCTTTAATGTTAATCCGTTATCATCAATAAAACCAAATTTTAAAAATATAATTAATCTAAATTATTATTTGCCAGATTATTTATCTAAGGAATTAAATGATTTTTTAAGTAAGATATTTGTTCGTCAATATGAAAGACTCACTTTGGAAGAAGCACTAAATCATCCATGGTTTAGTGTAATTAGCTTGAATGATAATCCAAAAAATTGATTTTTTATTATAAGTATTTCAAATGTATTAATTACGAGTGTTATTCTTATATAATGGAATCTCATAAGGAAGTTTTCTGTGATTTGTTAAAAAAAACAAACCAGAAATTGCGATTAGGAATTACATATGTATATGAAAGAGGTGATAAACCATCAAATGCTGTTCGTAGATATCTTTATACTAAACTAAATCCAAAAAAGGGATATTCTTATTCAAATGAAGATGTACTTATTAATAGGGAATTTTTCGATAGTCTAGAGGATGATGAATTTAAATATGAAAAAAATACAAATAATTGTGTTAGTTGTTGGAAAGAATCGATACATAATTATTATAACTATAGTTCAATTCGGATGACAAATATCCCAATTCTAGAAAATAGTTTATTGTGTAGTGTAAGTTATTCATTCAAATTATTTAGATATCAAAGTGGTGATTTTGAAAGTCAATTTCAAGTCGACGATTTATATGATTGGAATCTTAGCTGGAAAGGATGTGCTACAATACTTATTTATCCTCCCAAATCAATTACCGGTCATACCTTTAAAGGTGGTGATTTAGTATTTCAAATTGATGAACAAGAACATCGAATTAAACCATCGGAATTTGTAGATGATTATGTATGTGTTATTTTCGGAAACATACCATATAAATGCGAACCTATTACAGAAGGAACAATGTATTTAATTAAAGGATGTATTAACTCAAAATTGCCAAATATTCTATCAAATCAAACACAAATACAGATAGCAAAAGATATTATGGATATTAAACCCAATCAAGAAGATTTCATTAATTATATAAATACACAATCTAATTTAATAAAAGATGAGATTGATAAAATTATCGATGAATTTTATAATACAAAAATTGAATATGTCAAAGAGAACTTACCAGATAATTTATATGATAAACATCGTGATGAAAGTCGTGATGATGATAGATATGACAATTTTAAATATATAGAACTTGTATATAATTACAATAATCTAAATAATTACAAAAACTATAATCAAATTGGTAATGTTAATTTTGATGAAGATGAATATAATATTTGTATGTTGCCTTTTTACATTGATGAATTGAACAATTATAAATTGTATCCAAAAAGTTTTATTGATTATGTTAAACAATTAATTAATTCTGGATGGAAAATTAATTTTTGTTATGATACAATCAATACAAAATATGATTCCGAAGAATCATATAAACCCGAACATATTCGTAATTCATCACTGTTATCAACTGGATATGAATCATTCGATGATACATATCATGATCATATTAATGTTCTCAATTATAATGATAATTATCAATATGGAAAAATGATTTCATATTCTAAAGAATCTAGTATATATCGTAGTTATAAATGTATGTGTATGATTGTTTATAAATAATCTGTTTCAATTATTCTTTTTCCAATTATTCTTTTTTTTTTTGATTTAATTTCTATTTTCCAAAATTTAAAAATATAAAAAAAATTAATAATCCAAAAATATAAAAAAATTAATAATTCTAGATTAAAATGATTTAATTTGAAGAATGTTCAACAAAGTCCCAACCTTCAGAATTAAGCTTCATATTTTCGAAATTTTCTTTAAGTTTAGATAATTCTTCACATACAGAAGTAAACTTAGAAGATAATTCATTTAATGCTTGTGTCTTTGTAGAAATTTCATTTTCACTTTGAAGTTTCAATTTATCATAATCACGCTTGGTATCATTTAATGCTTGTGTCTTTGTAGAAATTTCATTTTCACTTTGAAGTTTCAATTTATCATAATCACGCTTGGTATCATTTAATGCTTGTGTCTTTGTAGAAATTTCATTTTCACTTTGACATTTCAATTTATTATAATCACGCTTGCTATCATTAAGTTCTTTTTGTAAAGCATTAACTTCTTTTTGTAAAGCATTGTGGTTAAATTGTGCTTCTCTCATATCACTACAATGTTTACGTACAGTTTCAGCATATTTTTTACCAAGTTCAATAAGTTTTGTATTCATATCATCAAACATATTCTTAAGTTTAGTATTTGTGTCTTCTTTATCAGCAACAATTGATAATGTTTTTTGATATTTTTCATCAATATCCTTGTAATATCCAAGTTGAGATTTCAAATCATTAATTAATGTTAGCATTTCATTTTTTTCTATAATTAATTCTGATTTTTCTTGAATATATTTATCATTATTTAAACGCATAGATTCTAATTCTCCATATTCTGTTTCATTGTATGCCTTTAATTCATCAATTTGTGTTAATAATTTTAAATTTTGTGTTTTAAGTTCAACACAATCATTCATTAATACGGAATATGCTTCAGATTTATCATAAATTGAAGATTCTAAAAGATAAATCTCTTTTCGTAGTTGAGAAATTAATGAAGAACGTTCTTTGGAATTACTTTCTAGTAATTTTTCTAATCGATAATTTTCATTTTGTAAATCAGAAATCATATCAGATTGTGTTTCATATGTCTGTTTTAGAAGACAATAACGTTTATTTATAGACTCAATTTCATTTTTATGTCTCAGAGCCATATCATTATAATCAGATTCTAAAGCATTGTATTGTCCATCCCAATTATTATTTTGTTCATCAATATATTTATCTAATAATTCTTTTTTCCCATCTAAAGCCTTTTGTAGAGCTTCTTCAGTCTTATTAAGTTCATCTTTAAATTCATTACTTTCATTTTTAAATTTATTGATATCTTTAATATATTGTGATTCAATACATTTAAATTCAGATTTTAATTCCTTATTGATTGATACTAATTTCATATAATCAATTTCAAGTTTTTTATATTCTGAACCCATTTTATCAAGTTGTTTGTTTGTAGAATCGAGTTCCTCTTTTAATTCACAAGCATTTTCTAAATTTTCAGCAACTTTAAGAGCTAATTTTTGTTTTTCATCACGATTTACAATTTCAATATTTTTCAATTGTTGATTAATATTATCATTTTCTCGTTTTAAATCATTATTCTCTTCTTTTAATAGTCTGTTTTTATCTTTTTCATTTTCACACATCATTTTATACTCATTTTCAATTAATTCACACGATTTTGAATGATTTGTTTCTTGTTCTGTTAATTTAAATAATAAGGTTTCATTTTCATCCTTAATTTTATCAAAATCACTTTTAATATCAAGTAATTGTGTTAGTTCAATATCACTCTCCTCTAATTTTGAACGTGTATATTTAAGAGCTTCTTCTGTCGCATTAAGTTTATGTTTTAAACGTTCAATATCAAATTGGTCTTCGTCTTCATCATTTTCCATTTTAATGAGTTGTGATTCTAATTCTGTAATTTTAGATTTATAATCTGAAATGTCTTTAGTATAAGAGTCTCTTTCAATTTGAATAATTCCACGAAGATTATTAATTTCACATTCATATTTATTTTTTTGTTCTTCAAAATCGTTATCACGTTCTGCTAACTTAGATTTCATTAAATTAATAATTTTATTTTTAGTTTCCGTAGAATCCGGTTTCGTAGATGTGTTTTGATTTTGATTTTCTAACAACTGTCTATATGCTAAAATTACTTTTTCGGTCTCATTTACCAATTCTTTAGGATAAAGTTTATTGATATTTTCAAGTAATTCACCAAAAGGTTTAACGCTTGTCATTTTTTTAAATTTGCCTATTATTTATTTTTAAAGATATTATTCTTATATACTTTACTTTTTAAATCAATTTTTTTTAATAGGAACCGTGCGAATAAATTAAATTAAAAACTATCTTCTGTGTCAATTTTCATTAATTTTTTTGTTAATTCTTTTTTAATATTATCAACCGCCCCAGATGCCCCGACAAAACGATATATTTCTGTATTTCCATAATAAATAATTGTTGTTGGGACACTAGTTATTTTTAATGTTTCAACAATTTCCTCAAATAATTCATTGTCAATCATAATTTTTCCAAAATTTACATTGTCGAAACTTTTCTGTTTTCCTAATTCTTCTAGTTGTGGTGATAATAATTTACATGGACCACACCATGAAGCACCAAAATTTATAACTGTTAATTCATTTTCCCCTAATATGTTTTGATAATCATTTAAATTGGTAAGAAGTTTAAAAGCCGTCATTTTGAATATGATTATTTATATATGTTTTTTAATTTTTTAATTTTTTATTTTTCTATTTTATAAATACTTTACTTTTTAAATCAATTTTTTTATGATTATTTTACTTATGATTATTTTACTTATGATTATTTTTTTTATGATAATATAAAATAAAAAATATCTCTAGAAAAACTATTTTGAAAAATTTAAACTGCATAATCATCATTGGTAGTTCCAGATAATAATAATTGGGTATTATTCCCAGATTTGAAATTATCAATGCTAGAATAATTTAGATCAAGAACTTGATTATAATTAGCTGGTTTATTATTTTTTTTACAATGACGATTTACATACGGAATAAGAATGATCAAACAAGCAATTAAAATTAATCCACCAAGAACTGAGAAAACTACAGTAATTGCTTTTTCCCGATTAGTCAATGAATCTGATGAACCAGAAGATGATTTAAATGTAGAATTACTCCATTCACCAAATCCACTTGAAGTTCTAGCACGAACTTGGATATTCAATGTATTTTTATTTTTGATTCCTTTTAATTCAATTAAAATTTTACGTTCAGTTCCAGAAATGAATAATTGTAATTCATTAACAATAATTTCATATTCAATGATTGTTCCAACCCATAAACAATCATCATTAGACCAATTTAAAATTAAAGTATTATTATTAACAGATACATTTAAAAGTGGAACACATGGAATTTGACTTGGTGTTGAAAAATTAACTTCTGTCATGTCCGAATCATCAAATGAGATACTTCGTAAACATACTTTATAAAATTGTTCTCCTGTCAAATTTGTTAAATGATAATTCCTAGTATAATTACTTAATGATTGATTTAATATTAAATTATAATTATCATCCGAAATTAGTTGTTTAACCATTAAGTGATATTCAACAATATCATCATCATCTTCTTTAGTCCATGATAAATGGGCTTCTCGTGAAGTAATATTTGATACGGTTAAATTATTAGGTGTTTTTGGTAATTTAACACTTGATGTGGTAGAAGATGTGGTAGATTCATTTAATAAAGAGGATGTGGTAGAAGATGTGGTAGAAGATGTGGTAGATTCATTTAATAAAGAGGATGTGGTAGAAGATGTGGTAGATTCATTTGATAAAGAGGATGTGGTAGATTCAACATTTTCGAAATAAAATTCTGGTGTTGTATCGATATTTTCGGTTGTTAATTCAGGTTTCCATGTTCCTTGTGTTAAATCACTGAGTTCGGTATCATTCGAATTATAAGTTGTCATCATTGGTGTGGTTGAGATATTTAAAACTTCGCCAATAACATCGGGTGGAAATTCAGATGTAATTACTGGTTCTTCAGTTTGTGAATCGACAGAATTTATAAAAATTAAACCTAAAAGAATTAAATATATAAATTTGATATGTAAAATATTAATCATCTGTATGGTTGATTATTATATATATAGTATTGTATGTTGAAAAAATTATTAAAATTAAATAATTAGTTTTATTCAAATCAATTTTTTTAGATTATGCGGGAGGACGTAAACCCCAAAAATGTTT